ATTGGTAAAATGTTTAACAGATGGGGGAGAAAATTTCATTTCCTCACCCATCTCTTCATCCACAAAAGCAGCTGTTTGTTGAGCATTTTTATCAAAATCCGTTGTTCCTTTCTCACTCATATGAACCACATTGTCTGCGACATTATGAGGTGTTGGATCCGGATTTGTTTTATTTATAACTGTATTTTCAGCAAGTGATTTATTTTCATACAAAAGTTTCACTCATTACAAATGTATATAAACACATTGGTGAGCGTGTGGCGCTCTCTCATAAAAACAAGACACTACCATAACTGTAATAGCCTACATAATGATTAGGCGTGTTAACCCTTTCCATATGTGGATCACATTACAATTGCTCTCTTTGGTTTCCTGGACCTGGAGCGCGGCCCATTCGCTGGCGGATCGCATCATATATCACCACTAATCTACTTAGCGAGAAATATGGTACTGAAGGAGGAGATTCAACAGATAATCTACCAGCTATACTATTGTCATCCGAATATTCCATCACAGTGTATGTTTCCAAAAACTGAGTGTTCGGATAACTTCTCCTCTGTTGTCGTGAACGCATAAACACATGAGCATAATGATATCTGCATTCAGAACAGCTTATTATGCGATCGCAAATGACTTCAACTTCACCAGGGCAACCACATAACATACACTCATCATGAGTGTCACAAAAGATGCACTTAAGAATATTTATATCATGAACAAATTTATAATTGTGACAATTACAACACATTCTATAATCAAATTCGATATCTTCTTCACCAGATTGTAATTCCATAGAGGAATTCTTCTTGTATCGTAATATTAAATCAGACCAAGATTCTAGTGGAGTACTTTCAAAAAATGATTGTAACTCATGATGCTCAATCATATTCTTAAAATGCTTTTGCCATTTATCAAAAACTTCCCTCCCATGCCAAAAGAATTCACTATTTGCACTTCTTATTATAGAAGTGGCATGATCCTGGGGAGAAATGGCTTTGGATTTAACTCCAATCATCAACGACTTATAGATGGATGATATTTCAAGGGGACATACTCTTTTACCTAATTCTTCTTCATAACGCCATTTCCTTTTCAAGAAATCAGCTTCTGAGATATGAATATAGGGAACTGAGGTGGATAATTTATCCGCCATTGTATAAGTAACACCTATCTCTTGTAAAGTTTTAGATATTGAGCAGTGGTTAAACCATGGGCAATTCTCAGAAACACCCATACCATTATCATCACCGTACGTTATCAAACTTACATTTTGTCGAAATGATCGAAGTTCTTTTTGTGGATTTAAACACTTGTAACAATATCTCATATACATACAATTAACTATGCTGTTTATGGTCACTGTTAGTGCTTGACCACTCGGATTCTTACCAAATAACTCAATAAGTGCTCCATTATAACTGACCACCGGAAATGTAACATCATAGGCAATACACCTAATAACGCGACAATACTGCTCATCTACTCCACGAGCACGATGGAAATCTTCAATCAACTTAAAAGCACTTAAAAGGAAATTAGATCTCAT